GGATTTACAAATGAATATTTTAATGAAAGGTTGCAGATTACTACTTCCCATGCGATTGAAGATAGTATTCCTGGTAAGTCCCTGAAGTGGATCGTACAAGAAACTAATACGCAGAAGATTGTGGGATTCTGTCGTTTTGGTTCTCCCACCATCAATTCTAAACCTCGCAATGATTGGCTTGGACAAACTCCTGAGTTGTCTAGGTTTAATCGTCATGCAATTATGGGATTCATTATTGTCCCTACTCAACCTTTTGGATTTAATTATCTTGGGGGCAAACTTCTTGCACTTCTTTGTTGTTCTCATACTGCTCGTGAGACATTAAATAAGAAGTATGGATCAGATATTTGTTCTTTTGAGACAACCTCTCTTTATGGTTCCACTAAAGCCTCATCTCAATATGATGGTTTGAAACCTTACATGAGGTATAAGGGACTGACTCAAAGTGACTTTACTCCTCTGCTCCATGATGAAATCTTCCAGGAGTTAAACAAATGGTTTATTCAGAGGAACAACGATCAGAGTCTGGTAAAGGAAGACGCATCCAGTCGGAAACTCAAGACTCAACAAAAGATGATCTCAATCATCAAGAAAAGCTTACCTTCTCAAAAGGTTGTGGAGTTCCAGACTGCGATTGCAAATGCAAAAAATCTGACTGAACAAAAGAGATTTTATATTTCTGATTATGGGTTTGAGAACGCTCGTGAAGTTATTCTTGGACAGGATGAGGTTTTGCGTCCAGGTCAAAATTATGACAAATTCCACTTTGATCATCTTGTGAACTGGTGGAAGAAAAAAGCTTCTAATCGTTATGAGAACTTGAAGTCTGAAGGTCGTCTTCGCACTGAACTTGAGACCTGGAATAGGAATCCAGACTCTATAGATATTATTAGATAATTTAACTTTGAATATGGAAAATATTTTTAAACTTGGTGCCGGATCATTTTTTAATGGATATCAACTTTTTGATATTAATAATAATTTTGTAATGAGTTCCGATATTGAAACTCCGATATTGGATAAAGCTGTTGAGTTATTACTAAAAGATGGGAAAGTAAAAGTCCAACATGGGCCTGGATTATTGTGGGATTTGGATTTGGAAAGAGGTGTTATTGACCCTAAAGGTGATTATCATCACGATAAACTCCCTCCAAATTATGTAATAACATTAGATGATGAAACATTAAAAAAATTGACATGAGTTACGAATTAAAAGACTATTTAAATTCCATCAATTTTACTAAAGACTATTTGATGGATGAATCCGATCCTCAGTGGGAAAAGAAATATCCTGCGTTTGTTGTCAACAAATGCATGTCAGGTCAAATTGATACGATCATGTTTGCAAATGAGATGAACATGAATCACGGACTACCTTCAAAATTGCAATATGATTTTTTACTAAATAGTGTCAGGAAACGGAAAAGATTTTCTCCGTGGCTTAAAAAAGAGAAGATTCAAGATCTTGATGCAGTCAAATCATACTATGGTTATAGTAATGAAAAGGCCCAACAAGCACTGAAAATTCTAACAAAAGACCAAATTAACTATATTAAATCTAAACTTGATGTTGGAGGCAAAAGATGAGTACCTTTGTTGAACCAGAAGTCAATTGGTCGCAAGATCAAATGGTGGAAGTGGTTCTGAATGAACCAGACGATTTCCTAAAAGTCCGTGAGACTCTCACTCGTATTGGTGTAGCCTCCCGTAAAGAAAAGAAAATTTATCAGTCATGTCATATCCTGCATAAACAGGGTCGTTATTATATCGTTCACTTTAAGGAACTGTTTGCTTTGGATGGCAAACATGCAAATCTAACCGTGAATGATGTTCAGAGACGCAATAGAATTATTAACCTAATTTCTGATTGGGGGTTGGTGACCATTGTTAAACCGGATTCAATTACCGATGTAGCTCCCCTGAATCAAATCAAAGTTCTTTCTTATAAGGATAAAGGTGATTGGATTCTTGAGAGTAAGTATAACATTGGTAAGAAAAAGAAGGTAGAACCCTGATATTTTCGGTATACCCAACAAAAGAGGATCGGGTTAACCCCCTTCCTCTTTTTTAATGCCTTGCTATATAATAAGTGATGGGTTTGATCATTTGACTGCCCATCCGATAAAGCGGAGTCCATTGGATCCGTAATTCAACCTAACAGACGCTTAAGGAGGTCTATCATGTTACTCGCTAAGTATAACACGGCTAACATTGACAAATTTTTAAATGATATTGAAAAATATAGTATTGGTATGGATGAGTGGTTTCACCGTTTGGGAACGGTTCATGAAACAACTTCCAACTACCCACCATACAATTTGATTAAGGAGAGTGAAACGGAGTTCCGTTTAGAGATTGCTCTTGCAGGATATAAAAAAGAAGATATTGAAGTTTTCACTGAATGGAATAAACTCTTCGTTGAGGCGAAGAAGGCGGAAACTTCTGAAGTAGGAGAGTATCTTCACAACGGTCTTGCAAAGAGAGCCTTTACGAGAACTTGGACACTTTCTGACGATGTTAAAGTTTCTGATGTAAAGTTTGAAGATGGATTGCTCCATGTCAAACTAAATAGGATTATTCCTGATCATCAGAAACGCAAGGTGTATGAAATCCTTTAAGCAGTTCTTAGAACAAGTCGGAAACATTAAACAAATTTCTTACCCTGCTGCCGTTAGGCATAAAATCTACAATCCGTTGACTGGAAAATCAAAGGTAGTCCCTGCAGGAAAAGCTGTGCCTAAGAATCCAGGCGGGGGTGGGAGTGGCAATTCCGCAGATGGGGACGGCGCATAAATATTCATTGAATATCGTCGGCCGCTGGGGTTCAACTGGCAAAATCCAGTTGACACCCCCCTTTTTTTGTGTTATCGTAATAGGAGGTATGGAGTAATTATGGCTGTTAAATTGGCCCTTTTAAAATCTGGTGAACAGGTAATTGCAGATATTATGGAGTTGGTAAATGAGGAGGATAAAGTCGTCTCATTAGTTTTTTCAAATCCATATATTGCACGGTTGTTGACCCCTGAACTATTGATGGAAAATAGTGTGCAACTGAATGACGAGATTGAACATAAAGTTGCATTTTCTCCTTGGATTGTTTTATCTGCGGATAAAAAAATGGCACTAGATCCTAAATGGATTGTTACTATTGTTGAACCGCACGAATGGATTAAAAAGTCTTATGAAGAAAAGATGAATTCAGTAACTGCAGAAACGGTTAAGTCTGAAAATTCAATCGCAGACATTTGGGCTCACGCCCCAACAGTTGATAGAGAAGACGATAATACAACTTTAATTGAAAATTTTGAAGTAATTACTGAAGAAACAAATGGATGATGTACAAGTTATTGTTCTAGTTAGTGGAACAATTTTAATTTCAAGAATTACTGCAGTAGTATCTGAACTTGGAGAACCTGATTGTAAATTGGTAAATCCCTATCAAATTTTTGATAGAAAACTTACTCCATGGTTGTATGAGTTGACTGATTCGACTAATGCAATTATGATATCCTCAGATAAGATCTTGACTTTGGTGGATCCCAAAGAAACTCTACTTAATGATTATTTGAACCTTACTCAATGAAATTTTATACGAATGTCTTTCTTCTTGGTAATGATATCCTTGTCCGAGGTTATGAAAACGGAAAACATTTTACAGTAAAAGAAGAGTTTTATCCTACATTTTATGTTCCCTCAAAAAAGAAGAGTGAATATAAAACTCTAGATGGTCAGGCTGTAGAACCAATTCGCCCTGGAACAATTAGAGATTGCAGGGATTTTCTTGAGAAGTATTCTGGTGTGGATGGATTCCGTGTGTACGGGAACGATAGATTCATTTATCAGTATATTGCTGAAAAATATCCAGAAGAAGAAATTAAGTTTGATATTAATAAAATTAAACTGGTTACAATTGACATTGAGGTCGCTGCTGAAAGTGGATTTCCCGATGTGTTTAATTGTGCCGAAGAACTTCTTCTAGTTACAGTTCAGGACTATAACACTAAACAGATTACCACATTTGGTTCTCGTCCCGCAAAGGTTACGCAGGAGAATGTAAAATACATTTATTGTAAGGATGAATATGCACTTATCAATTCTTTTATGGATTGGTGGCAGAACAATACTCCAGAAGTGATTACTGGTTGGAATTGCGAACTTTATGACCTTCCATACCTTGTTGGTCGTATTTCACGGTTGATGGGGGAGAAGGTTGCAAAAAAACTTTCTCCTTGGAATATTGTTCGTGTCAATGAGGTCACGATTTCTGGTCGTAAACAACTTAGTGTTGATATTGCAGGCGTTTCTATTATTGATTATTTGGATCTTTATAAGAAATCTCCTGCAACTCCCAACCAGGAAAGCTATCGATTGGATCACATTGCTTTCATGGAGTTGGGTCAGAATAAACTGGATCACTCTGAGTATGATACTTTCCGAGATTTTTATTCCAATAATTGGCAAAAGTTTGTGGAATATAACATTGTTGACGTAGAACTGGTTGACCGACTTGAGGATAAACTTAAGTTGATTGACCTTTGTTTCACTCGTGCATTTGACGCAAAGGTAAACTTCAATGATATTGCATATCAAGTAAGAACTTGGGACGCAATTATTTACAATTATCTTCTCAAGAAAAAAGTTGTAATTCCACAAAAAGAACGTAATACCAAGAGTGAGAAGTACGCAGGTGCATATGTTAAAGAACCAACTCCAGGAATGTACGAATGGGTTGTAAACTTTGACCTTAACTCCCTGTATCCGCATTTGATTATGCAATACAATATCTCTCCAGAAACTCTTATTGATACTCGTCATCCCAACGTCAACGTCGAAAAGGTATTAAAGAAAGAATTGACCTTTGAGATGTATAAAGACTATGCTGTTTGTGCCAATGGTGCAATGTATCGTAAAGATATTCGTGGGTTCTTGCCAGAACTCATGGAGAAGATGTATAACGAAAGGGTTATCTTCAAAAAGAAGATGATTGATGCGAAGAAGGCTTATGAAAAAACTCCAACTAAAGAATTAGAAAAAGAGATTTCTCGTTGCGATAATATCCAAATGGCTAAAAAGATCGCACTCAACTCCGCTTATGGTGCTATTGGTAATGAATACTTCCGTTATTACAAACTTGCAAATGCGGAGGCGATTACTCTGTCGGGACAAGTTGCAATTCAGTGGATTGAGGAAAAAATGAACTCTTATATGAATAAGGTTCTCAAAACTCAGGAGGTTGATTATGTCATTGCTATGGATACTGACTCCATTTATCTTAATATGGGTCCTTTTGTTGACGCTGTATTCAAAGGGAGAGAGAAAACTACTGATGAAGTTGTCACTTTCCTTGATAAGGTCTGTTCGTTGGAACTTGAAAAGTATATTGAAGGTTCTTACCAAGAATTGGCCGACTACTTGAATGCATATGACCAGAAGATGTATATGAAACGCGAGAATATCGCGGAACGTGGTATTTGGACTGGTAAAAAACGATACATTCTTCGTGTTTGGGACTCTGAAGGTGTTCGTTATGAGAAACCAAAACTGAAGATGATGGGTATTGAGGCGATTAAAACCTCAACCCCAGCACCTTGTCGTAAGATGATTAAAGATTCAATTGACCTCATTATGACAAAGGGTGAGGATGATGTGATCGATTTCATTGAAAATTCTCGTAAAGAATTTAAATCTCTTAAGCCAGAAGAGATTGCATTTCCTCGTAGTGTTTCTGAGATTAATAAGTGGGTTTCTAGAACTCACATGTATAATAAAGGTGTTCCTTTTCATGTCAGAGGTGCAATTCTCTATAATCACTATACAAAGAAAGCTGGACTAGATAAAAAATATCCAGCCATCCAAAGTGGAGAAAAGATCAAGTTTCTTTATCTGAAAGTTCCTAATCCAATTCAAGAAAATGTAATGGCATTCATTCAAGATTTCCCCAGAGAACTTGAATTGGAAAAGTATATTGATTACGACACTCAGTTTAATAAGTCATTTGTAGAACCAATGAAAATTATTCTTGATTCTATTGGATGGTCTGTGGAAAAATCAATTAGTTTAGATAGTTTCTTTTCATGAGTAAATATGTAGTGGTTTGGGCTGAACCTGGAGAATTGTCTCCGGTTAAAAATAGGAAGTTATTTGATACCTCTTCCACTGCATATTGGTTTGCAAATGAACTCAAAAAGAGGTATAATTGGGTTATATGCACAGAGTCTAAAAATTTGGAGGAATGAATGGATTTGCCTATTAATGATGATGAACTGAATACTATTATAAGTGCCTTGACTCTGGGTGGAAATACGGCACTTTATCAAAAACTTAAACTAGTTAAGGAACTTCGTGAACAGAATCTTCCTTATAAAAAAATTCTTCGTGAACAATACGGGATGGTAGCCTGATGGATTTTCTTAAAGATATTGTAAAAGAAATTGGTGGTGAGTATACGCAACTTGCCTCTGATATCGATGAGACTGAAACTTATGTTGATACGGGTTCATACATTTTTAATGCACTGGTTTCAGGTAGCATATTTGGTGGTGTATCTGGGAATAAGATTACTGCTATTGCTGGAGAGTCTTCTACTGGAAAGACTTTTTTCTCTCTCGCCGTGGTTAAGAACTTTCTTGATACTCATCCCGATGGTTACTGTCTCTACTTTGACACTGAGGCTGCTATC